GTTGCAACAGTTGTGTAGCGTCGGCTTTACGAGTCTCTCCTGAGATGGGTGCTCCATTATTAGGATCAATGCGTAGAAAGTATTCACCACGCAATTGTTCACCGGTGTACTGGATCCAGCCGGGTAGTCCCGTAGGGCCGATGACTTGGACGACTCGAGGAGCTTGCCAGAACTTAAAGACTGTTTGATTTACATTACGCATGATCGACTCTAAGTAATCAGCGGCTTGGTCTCTACGCTCATCAATACGAATTTCGTGTGCGCCTTGTACAATTTTAGCTTCGGTAGCTGTACGACGACTCGATGATTCAAATTGTCCTGTTTGATTGCGACTGAAACCAGTCAACTCTCGCATATCTTCTCGGACGATATTGGCCCACTCATTTAGATCACGAGGCATATCGACTTTGAATTCGCGAACAGCATCAGCCAAATTAGTATCTGTGTCGACGCCAATAGCTGCCCCCACATCTTCATCAAGGAGTTTTTCAATCTCAGAGGGCTTCATGGCACCGCGCTTGTAGAGGATCTTAACCATATCAAGACGGCGATGGAACATAGACAGCTTCCTGATTTCATTGAGTTCTAATTGCTGAGGCTCAATGATACGAGCGTCCGGTATGCCCCATGGGTATGTTGGATCATCATTGAAGACAAACCAATGCATGGGGACGCCGTCGATTTGCATTTCATCTTCTTCTTTACGAAGAAACTTATCATGGTCAAGATTAATGACGATGATCTCTCCGGTCTTTACATCACGAATCTGCCACATCTCAATTAAATCATTTTGTCCTGACTGAGATGTTCTATTAGCTTCCTCCGTAGAAGAAGGAATACCACGAGTAGTAGCAGAAAGATTTCGTGTATTCTTATACTTTGGATCTTTCTTCACATCTCTAAGTGGACGTAATACTCGCATAGCTACCCACTCAGAATTTCTTACATCCAAAGTTCCCCAAGGAAATATAGTCGACTCTAATTCAGCGCGTTGAAACCAAGGCATACCAGGAGCTACAGCTGTATTATATTCTAAGCGAAATCCCCTACTGTCATATTGAGTAAAAGAACTATCTCCGGTAAGTGGATCCACTTGGGTAGGATCATAACCATACTCGGAGTCATAACCATTCCAGCCTACAGCAGAACCTTGTACAGCAGCATCAGTGATGACACGTTTCATCTGCCTCTTTAAATCCATTTCCTGCATAAGAACTGCATCAACAGCTTCGACAACTTTTGCATGTGCTTCCATATTAGGAACACGTGAGGTTACAAAAACTCTAGGGTTACGAAAGTAAACTTGTGGGATTAGAGAACGGATAATGCTAAACACTAAGTTCACCGGCATTACAGTTCCCTGTTTCCAAGCATGACGATAATAATTACGAAAGCGTTCCCAATCTTGAGGACGTCCGTAAATCTCTTGATACTTAATACCGTTTTTAATTTCTTGCTTCCACCACTCCAGCGTTCTTTCTCTAGCAGTACCTAAAGCTCCAGCAGGTGAAGGATCTCGTGTTTCAGTTTGTTCAAAAGTTGCCATTGTTATCCCTTTCGGATTCGTTGAATACCACGCTTCACGCGCTCTGGGGTTTGTCGAAATAGTTGGCTGTTCTGTAATTCAGTTGCTGCCATTTCAAAATTATCTTCTTGTAGGGCTGTTCGATATTTCTTAAACGCACTAAGTTTTGGCGCACCAAGTTGATAAGCATTATCAATTAAAGTCGTTCTTACATTATCAGGAAGTGCATGATAAGTATCAGAGCCCACAAAGTTTTCTGCATCTATAGAAGCTTGTTCAAACAAAGTGGAAAAAATCTTTTCGTTCGCATCTTCTGTAAGTGGTATTCCATTCATAACGCCAGGAGCAATTCTTTGTATTGCAGCTTGCACATGCGGTTCTTTCAAATTAAATCCAGTACCCACCGTACGTACACCACGTGTATCTTTATACTCTGTGGGAGAAAAACCCTCATTATCTTTAATGTAATCTTTTGCCTGCTGAATAAAGTCTTGATTATTTACCATGAATAAGAGCACCAACCATAGGATTAATTTTAGCTCTGTTCTTAGAGTTATTCTTATTCTTTTTCTTGCCACCGACTTTTAGCCTCTTAGGACTATTACTTTCTGCTGACGTATGATAAGGCATTTCTAATCCCCTTAGTTTATTAATTCATATTCCAAGGACTTGCTGCTTGTTGAGTAAAGAAATTATTACTCGCCTGCGTAGCAATTCCATAATCATTTTTATTAGCTTTCTTTTTCAAATCTTCTAAAATTTCATCCAGACAAAAAGGATTCTTCGGCGGCGCTACAAATGAAAACTCCGGCGGATGTGCAATACGAGGTTGATCACTAAGAGCGTCAAGAATATCTCTCGTAGCACTCATAGGATAATCTTCATACTCCTCAAGAAAATCTTTCATATCCTCTCTATAATGTAGAGCACCGGCTGCAGCAATAGGCTGTAGTCCTCGGATACGCGCGTCCTTAGTAATCTTAGGATCACGATTTAATGCAGAGACGAGAAAAGCATTTCCTGTCTTCTCATAGAAACGTTTTACTTCTTCTAAGATAGCTTTCTGATAATACACAACTTCAAAGGCTACTTTTTCTACGGCGTAAGCTTGAACATGTTGCCATACGTGTTCGACAACCTCTGTTGGAGTAAATCGCCCTCGATCAATTCTGGCAATCCACAGATGGCGGTTATGATCAATACCACAGGTGAGGATAACGTTAAAGGCTTTGTGTTTACCACGTCCACTTGAAGCGTCATCCCATCCGGCCAAGTCCACAGTTGTGTAATAGCGCATTCCGGTTGGTAACACACTGTAGGGTTGTAACCAGTCTCTCTGGAAAACTTTTTGACTACTAGAAATAGGCCGGCACATATATTGGGTACTGAACATGTAAGGCCCTTGCGAAGCTTTGAGTTCTTCGATGGTTTCATTACTGAACCTTTCTGGCCAGGAAGGAACTCCTTCTTCATTCATAATCCGGCGAATGAAAAACTTCCAACCCTTTTCATTTTTCGTAATGTAATTAATTAAATCAAATGGTGCCCAACGTGTACCGACATTATCAATAATACCAGCACCCGGTGAGATCAACAATGAGGAAGCAAGTTTGTGCCAGCCAATGGCTTTTTCAATATCATCTCTGTTAGGCATCAACTCACCACCGGTGAGATCATCCTTCTTTGCATAGATAAGATCATCTTCAATAATATGATCGTAGTGTCTACTGATTACTGAGCCACCACAACCTATGGCTTCCCATGTTCCTTCAGGCCACGATACAGGTCTATTCACCTCTGCACATCTATCTGACCAACGAATCTTATTAAATGAATCAGGCACAATCTCAGGGAAAAACTGTCTTAGTCTTGGATTATTTTCTACGTGTGATTTAATCTGATTAACCATCTTCATTGCATTCTCAATTACATTCGACGCAATCAAAATTCTAATTTGTGGATTCTTACACGCTAACCACAGTGCCTTTCCAATCGTACAAGCAGAAGTCTTTAAGTACCCTCTAGGCAGTGTGACTTGCTTACGACGAAATCTGTCATCTTGAATAAAGTTACACAGTGGAAGATGAATTGTTGGATTGAGATCTTTGTAATCCATGATGAACTTCTCAAAGAAATACAATGAGTTCAGTGCTTGATTTCTTATCAGTTGAAATTCTGCTTTCTTAATCTTCATTGGACTCTACGTTGGGGGCAGTGTGGAGGGTGGGCTCATCGAGTGCTGCGGCTTTGTTGTCTTTGTGTCGACGGTCATCTATGTTGCTGTCGTCGTCGGCGAGATCGGCGAATGCTGCGTTCTCTTCGAGTTCTTCGGGTGACATGGGTGCGTCTGTCATATTCTCCAAGTACAGTTGGCTTAAGTCCTCAAAGTCGTTTTTCTTGGAGAGGGCCATGGCGTCTTTCTTTGTGGTGGCGTCGACGGTGTGTCGGATGAGGGACACCTCTTTGAGATCGGCGATGGTACGGGCTAGGGAGGCTAAGTCGATGGTGGAGATTTCGGCCATCTCTTCTTCTTGGATGGGCTTGCCTAGGGATTTGAGTCGAGTCTTCAGTTGGCCGAGTTCGATGATTTCTTTGGCGGCGATGGCTCGGGCAGTCTCGGAGCGGGCGGTGAGCATGATGCTGCGAAGTTGTCGGATAGTTTCGAGGGTG